GACAAGATAGCCGAATATCGTAGAAAGAACAAAGACAAGATAGCCGAACAAAAAGCTGAATATTATAGAAAGAACAAAGACAAGATAGCTGAATATTTAGCTGAATATTATAGAAAGAACAAAAGGCAGAGAATGTCAGAGAGATATTCAAAATTACTAAAAGGGGGTCTCAATTCCTCCCAAGCTTGAAAGCATGGGTATCCTTGAGACGATTATATGACACAAAAACAAATAACAAAACAAGAAGAGTTTAATGAAGCAACAAAACCAATTAGAAAATATGTAACAACTATTCCCATTCTTTTGATAGGATTTACTGTTCTATTTGGTTTTCCATTTGGAATTAATTTAATGTCTATTCCTATATTTTCATTGGGAATTATAAATTGGATATATTATTCAAAATGACAACACAAAAAACAAACACACGAGGGGGAACACAAACCCCCCAGAAAAACACAGAAACAAAGAAGAAGAAATGTAGAACTTGTTTAATTCCTTTAATTCCAAATCATCCTAAATTAAATAAGATTATTCACTTTTTATGCTAAAATGACGACTGAAACAGAAATCTTCGGCGATGATGCTGAATTAAAATGAAGCCACAAAAACGGAGAAAATTTAGATAACATGGAAAAAAAAGAGGTAGATAAAGAAGTAAAAGTCCAAAAGTCAAGCTTTTACTTGTTCTTATTCAATCGCATCAAGGAGGGAAAAACACCTTCTTCTATTTCTAAGGAGTATCAAATCCCTAAGCAAAAGCTCCAATATTATCTAAATCAGCTGAAGAAAGGAGGTTTCATAGAAAAAGTCGGTTACAAATCATGGAAAGTAAAAGTAAAAGAGTTCTCGTTAGGAACGAGACCGACAACCAACCTTCATGCCTTACAAATCAATATTCCTATTCTTTCAGGGGAAATCAAGGGGTCGGACTGGGAAGTAAAAGAAGAATTAAGAAACTGGACTCCAAAATACAAAACTTTGGACATCTTAGGAGGTCTTACCATTAAAAACAATAATAATAAATCTATCAGCATCTTTGCTCATTCAAGGGATTTGAAGGAGTTGAAGGAGATTGATGCCCTTTCTTATGATATAGTAAATTTCGCATTAGAATGGTTTAAGCGAGACTTTAATGTAACTCTTGACTTGTTCAATGCAGAAGTCAAATCTCTTCATATCGCCACTCAAGATAAAGTAAGCGAAGATATGCAGAAGCAAGGAGATAGGTTTGAATTGGACTTGCAGAAGAAGGCAGAAAAGGTTTTTCCTAAAGATAAGATAGACGGAAAAGCATGGATTGATGGTTCTCCTTTCACTTTTACAGCAGAAACAAATGATAAGGAATGGAAAAGAGCTTACTTGTCTATGCCTTTTATGATGGAAGAAATAGCAAAAGCAACCCATTATATCGCATTAAACTATGCTTCCCATGTCAAACTGGTAGAAAAAGCAAGTAAAGTAATGGAGAAGCTGGATAAAAGATTATCTCAAACTAAATTAACGGAGTTCCTATGACACTTGAACAATCAGTTTCTTCAAATCCAGATCCAGCAATTCGTTTTTATGAAAGCAACCTTACAGAAGAAGAAATAGCAAAGCTAAAGCTATTCTCCAAGACAGAGGAAGACTATGTATCCAGGTTGATTGATGCTTACAAGATGACTTTTCTAAACAAGAGATATGAGATAGTAAGAGGAGAAGAAGAATTATGAAGCAGCAGCTAATTCCCCAAGTTCAGAAAAAACCAATCATTAGAGTTCTCTGTCCTTACTGCCAGAAGAACTATTTGGTTTTGAGAAATAGACAATCAAACTTGAACCTTTCTTTTTTTGTAAGAAAATGGAAGGAAGAAAGAGAATGGCATTGCTCTGGCGGATGTATTTCTTCTTTCCCTGAAAACTACTTTGATGTTTTTCCACAGTTTGAGAAATTTGTGGAGAGGAAAGTATGAAAGAAAAAATACAGAAAATCTTGTTCAAGATAGGAGAAGCAATCCTTACAGGATTAGGAGTTACAATAGGCGCTTACTTGGCAGGAGTAGTGATAAGAAGATGAAAGTTTGTTTATATGCAAGAGTTTCAAAAGAAGAAGAAGGAATGCAAGACCCAAACAATCAGCTTATTCCTTTAAGAAAATTCTGTGAATCAATGCAATGGGAAATAAAAAAAGAATTTATTGACAGGGCTTCTGGAGGTTCTGCAAACAGACCAGCATTTCAATTAATGTTAAGTGAAGTAAAGCAAAGGCATTTTGATTTGATTCTTATTTGGGCATTAGACAGATTTTCAAGAGAAGGAATTGTTAGCACATTAAAATATTGCCAACTTCTTAATGATTATAAAACTTCCTTAAAGAGTCTGCAGGAATCATGGTTAGATACAAGAGATGAAGGCATGGGGCAATTAATGTTGGCAATGATGGCTTGGTTTGCCCAACAAGAAAGAAAAAGAATAAGTGATAGAACAAAAGCAGGATTAAAACAAAAGAAAGAAGAAGGGAAGATTTTGGGAAGACCAAAGGGATGGAGAAAAAGTAAAATAAAAGGGGTTCAAAATCCTTCTTATAAAAACACTCAAAAAGAGGTAGAGGTTTAGATGTCCGTTTAATATGCAATTTGAAATAATCCAACTAAAAATGGGAGGATGGAAGAAACTGAAATTTCCAAGAAGATGCAAAGTATGCAACAAAGTATTAGGCAAACAGAACAAATCAGGAATCTGCTCTAATTGCTCTCTTGAAATTCGTCAAAAAAATCAACATGACATACTCCCATACCCTAAAGGGTAGGGTATCTTAAAGAAAATGGAAACAAAAACAATAAAGATTTTGAATTTATATGCTGGAATTGGTGGAAATAGAAAACTATGGACAGGAGATATAGAAGTTACGGCAGTAGAGAATGTTCCAGAGATAGCTAAGATATACCAAGACTTTTTCCCTAATGATAAGGTAATAGTAACAGATGCACACCAATTTTTATTAGAACATTTTAAAGAATTTGATTTTATATGGAGTTCTCCACCTTGTCCAAGTCATAGTAGGATAAATACTATGTTAGTAAATGGAAGAGGGTTTAAAGCAAAGTTTCCAGATATGAAACTTTATGAAGAGATATTGTTTCTACAAGCATACTTTAAAGGGAAATGGATTGTTGAGAATGTTAGAAGTTTTTATACTCCTTTAATTAAACCACAAGAAAGAGGTAGACATTATTATTGGAGTAATTTTGAGATAGGATATTTAGGAAAAAGTAAGAAAGTTAGGAATGATAAAGGTTCAATTTTGAGTTTAAAAATGAAAGATAGAGAAATGGTTGTTAGTGATTTTAAAGATTATAAAGGGGATAAAAGGACTTTGATAAATAATTGTGTAGAACCTATTGTAGGATTATTAATATTTGAAATGGCTTTCAAGAAACCACAAAAAACTTTATTAGAACAAAAAGGGGGTCTCAATTCCTCCCAAGCTTGAAAGCATGGGTATCCTTGAGACGATTATATGAACACAAAAGAATTCTTCACTAAGTGGAAGCAGGGAATAGAAGCAATAACACCTTACCAGCAAGTCAGGGGTCAGTTATTCAGCATAATCCCAATCTTCATAGGAATTATCATAGGAATAATAGTAACAATAAAATCTCATACTTGGTGGCTTGTCTTAATTTTAGGTGGCTCTTTAATCCTGACTTTCTTCCAATTTATAGGAATGCTGCAAAGATTTTTAAGGTTGAGAGTCCAAAGAGATATTATGAAGTCCATGCAGGATGTGATTCCAGGAGGTTCAAGTGAAACCAAGACTCCTTAGATTTCTTGCAGGGCTTTCAATAGCTTCTTCTCTTATGTTTATTCTTAGTAACATTGCAGCAATAAATGATGTAATGAAAGCAAACATTCCAAACAAATTTCCCATTTATCTTGAAGCCATCATTTATCTTGTTCTTCTCATCGTTGATTTGATTGTCGCATTTCAGCTGTGGGAAAAGGCAAAGAAGAGGTTAAAGTAATATGGTAAATAATTGTTTATGGTGTGGAGAACCAATTTTAGAAGGAATAAATAGGGAATATCATCCAATTTGTGTTAAAAGGAAATATAATTTTAATAATAGAAAAAAAGCATCAGAGTATTTCCAAAAGAACAAGGAGAAGATTTATTCAGTTAAGAGAATTTATAACATTAAAAATAAGGAAAAAATAGATGAAATAAAAAGAAAGTATAGGATAAAGAATAGGGAAATTCTAAATAAAAAGGCATTAAAACATTCTAAAAAAAATAGAGACAAAATAAATAAATATCATAAAGAATGGAAGAAAAATAACAAAAAGATAGTTAATGCAGAAAATCAGGCATCTATAAAAATTCAATTATTAGATTCTTGTCAAATTTGTGGAAGTAAAGAGAATCTACAAAGACATCACTGGGATTATAACAGACCATTATTAGTTACTACTTTATGTAAAGATTGTCATAGAATTCAACATATAAAGAACTTTGAAAACAGTTTCTTTGGGAGGGTATCTTGTTAGGAGATGTCTGGGATTGGATAGCAGAAAAAACAGGAGAAAGCTGGGAAACATTCTTAGGATATTTTTCTAATCTTAATGAATTCTCTACTCCTGGATTAGTTGGAGGAATAATCTGCATGGGCTTTATTTTCTTCGTAAGGGGAAAACTTCTCAATCCATTCATCAAGGCAATGCCAGTAGCTCAAGGTGTTATAACTTATATTATTTGTTTTGCAGGAGCATTTATTGTAGGATACTTATTCATGAAGAGGGCATTTGAACAATGAAAGGAGGTCTATGGGAGAACGATTTGAAAGATTCAAGCTGGACTTGCACAATAAAATAAAGCAGGGAACAATAGAAAGCAATCTGAATGGAGAAAGAGTCCTGATGAAATATGGAGGTTGGCATATTGGATTCTTTGACTTGAGAACCTGGCATGTTATCAATCCGCCAGTAGTAGAAGAAAATGGAAAGCTAAAGATGAATTGGCCTAACTTTATTTTTGGAGGTTGGAAGAATCTCTGGAAACTTGTAGGAGTAATAATAGTATTCGGAGCTGTTTTATTGAGCTATTCTAATATAGTAAACCAATTCAATCATTTAGTAAAGACTTGCACACCTTATTCTGTTAATTTGTCAGCTGCATTGAAGTAATTAGTTATTTTTTTGGATTTAACTTACCCTTCCTTTACTTTTTTCTGATTTCCTTAGCCAGGTTAATTATTATAAAGTATACTTATAACCGAGAATTAGACAAAAAACCTTATTAGCCGTGTTTTTCCGACACTTCGCCGTCATTTTCTTCTGAGGTATCGGAGTATTCTTCAAGTATCTTGTAAATTTCAGCACGGCTCAAGCCACAAATCTCTGAAATCTCCTTTGCAGGTATTCTTTTCTTTTCTTTTAGGTAGACTATCAGCTTATTCCTTTGCTGAACCTTCTTATCCTGGTTCTGTTTGTTCTTTGATTGTTCAATCAGATGCTTTCCTTTCATCTTCTCATACAAATCCCAGTCAGCAATCCATTTCTTTGTATATCTTCCCCTGAAGTTAGGTTTCTCTGCATTGTAATCAACAAACTTGTTCCCTTTGACATACAATTTCCTTTTTTCATCCCTTCCGAAAGCTGCAAAGTAACCTCTTTCAAAAGAATCAGAATAAACAACGAACAAATGCGAAGTCCTGAAGATAGCAATGCCTTTAGACAAGTCAAAGAAATTAGGAAGGCAAAGAATAATGAATAATCCTTTCTGCCTTATTAGTTGCAGATGGTTTACAATCCTTAAAAATTCAGCAGAGCTTGAAACTCTTGAATTTAAGCTCTCAAAAGATTCATCAAGCATGAAAGCCATACCTGTTTTGGCATCAGGACTTGCTGTTCTTTCAATCAATCCATTTTCTCCTGTTCCTGTAAAGCATATTCTGTCTTTTGCATTGAATGAAGGGTCAAGAAACTTGCATATCTGCTGTGTGAATGTAGATTTCCCTGTTCCTGGAATCCCTGCGACAATAGCCAAGTAATCCCATCCCCTTTTCAATACAGAATTTTTTACAGCTTCAAGATTTTCCTTTAATGTTTCATCAATATACATTTCATCATCAGAACCATCATCTCTTTTTGCAGGGACTATCATTATTTGTTCAGGTTCTTCTTATCTTCCTTAGGGGGAATAAGATAACCATATTTTTTTAGAGTATCCATTAATAGTTCACTGTAAGAATCCAGATTTTTAATAAGTTCACTTCCATAATTCTTTGAGAACTCAACTTTCTTGGAAAGATTGAATCCAGAATATGTAGTAACCTGAAGTCCGAATGTATTGTTCAGCTCTTTTTCTTTTTCAACAAACTTTTCCCTCTCATCCTGCTTCAAATTAGCAACGATAATCATTCTTATCGCCTTAAGATTCCTAAAGCATGTTTCAAAATTATATCTTATGTAATTATTTGTAGCTGCATTGAGAATAATCGCTATTTGTTCAATAATTGCCTGGGATAAATTCCAAGCAACCTCTTGACTGTCAGAAGTGTATGCCATAATTATGAAACTATAAAAAACACAATCTTTATTAAGTTTGTGTTTATATTAAAATTATGGAAAATCGCAAGATTCTTCCCTTCATGAAGGAGGGTAGTAAAGATGTTAGGAAATTTAATAACTGGGTTCTTGATTATTCTCGTTGGAGTAAATTTAGCCCCAACAGTTGCTAACCAGGTAGCTGCACAGACAAGCAATACAAACTTCACAAACGGCTCTTCTGCTGTTCTTAGTTTGGTTACATTGTTCTTTGTCCTTGCAGTCGCTGTAGCAGCAATGGATATAGCTGTCGTTGGACTCAGACAATCAGGACTTATAATTTAAGTTTCCACATTTGAAATAAAATGTTAGGAAATTTAATTACAGGATTCTTGATTATCTTGGTTGGAGTGAATATAGCTCCAACAGTCGCATCACAAGTCCAGGTAGCAGTTTATCCATGGTCAAACGGAACAGGGCCAGGAGCAAACTTGACCCCAAGCGATAACTTCACAAACGGTTCAGGAGCAGTGCTTACACTTGTAACACTATTCTTCGTTTTGGCAGTTGCTGTTGCTGCGATGGATATTGCAGTAGTAGGCCTTAGACAATCAGGACTCGTCATATAAAGAGGAAAAGAGAGAATGAATCATAAAATTCACAATGGGAACGATTTGTTTAAAATGATTTTTTGTTCCCTTCTCTTTCTTAGTCTCATTAGTTTTGCTTCTGCTTCTTTCGGCTACGGAAATATAAATACTTCCACAAAATATGGATATGGAAATATTTTCACAACATCTCCCCAAGTAAATAATTATAACAATACATATACAAATGTAACAAATGGAACAGATAGCTTTGCAGGAAATTTCTCCAACTTCTCCTCTGTTTATGCCATCGGAACTAATGGAACATTTTATCTCGCTTCAAATCCTTCTTCATTCATAACTGCTTCTTCTCTTTCTCCTTATCTTCTTATAACAAATTGGAACTCCACAAATTCATCTTATAACACTTTTTTAACAAATAATACTTTCTTGCAGATTTCAAATTGGAATTCAACAAATTCAAGTTATAATACAGCTTTTTTTTTAGCAACCAATAATACTTTTATGAAATTCTCGGATTGGAATAGCACTAATTCAAGCTATCTTACATCAGAAACTTACTGGAATGGAAATTGGTCTGCATTCAAAACAATAAATCAATCTGTAACCAATAATACATTCTTACAAATAAGCAATTTCAATGTTACAAATTCCTCTTACCTAACTTCCTATACAGAAACAGACCCAAAATGGACTGCTAACTATTCAGGATTCCTTACAACTCAAAATTATGCTCTTAATTGGAATAACAACTGGACATGGTTTAAAACAATTAACACAACTATCTCCAATGGAACATTCGCACAATTAGTTTCAACATCAAATCCTACTACGGCTAATTTCACAGGCAATCTTTCTGTATTCCAGAACTTCACAGTTGATTCAGGAACATTCTTCGTAGATGCACTTCATAATTATATTGGTGTCAATCTTTCAACTCCTCAAAATGCACTGAATGTTTTTGGAGATGCAAACATAACAGGAACAATATACACAAATTTCAATCAGAATTTAACAATACCTTATTTGTTGGCAACAAACAATACTTTCACTCAGCTTACAATCCTTAACAACGGAACATATACAACATGGGCAAATATTTTCAATGGAACAATAGCAACCAATGGAACACAAAATAACTTTTCAGTTGCAGGGATAAACACAAACTCAATAAGGATAAATGGAACAAATGGAAACCAGAGTGCAAAATACAATCTTCATGTCAATGGAAGTGCAGGAAAGATATGCTGGATAAATTATACAGGAGGATTGTTCAACTGGTCTGACTGCCCACAAGGTTAAAATGAAAAAACTATATTCAAATAGCAAGAAAGGAGAGAAAAGATGAAAAAGATATATTTGTTTTTGATGGCTTTTCTTCTGATAGGAGTAGTCAGTGCTTCAACAAATGACCTCGGCTTCTTTGCCCCTGGCTCATGTGTTCCCTTGATTCAGACCTGCTCCAACAACTGCACATTCAACAACATCAGCTCAATCTATGTTTCAAATGGAGGAGGAACTCCTACAGTAACTTCCTATTCTTCCCCTCTTGTAATGACAACGACAAATAATTTCTCCTACAATTACACTTACTGCAATACAACCTCGCTGGGAAATTATTATGTCAATGGATATGGAAATGACGGAGGAACACAAGGAAATTGGACATACCAGTTTGAAATAGGATTTCCAATGTGGCTTGTTATTGTCTTCATGATTTTCTCCTATGGTCTTGCCATAATGGGCTTCTTTATGTATAAGAACGAATGGATTTCTCTTGCAGGGGGAATGATGATGCTTCTCCTTGGAATTTACATAACTTCATACGGAATTTCAATCTACAACAATACCCTGACTTTGGCGATTGGGTATTTCACTATTGCACTTGGAGGAGTTGCAGCATTAGTTCCAATAGGAGAAAGATTGGAAGTAGATTTCAATCGGTTCGGATAAAAAGGAGGAAAAATGGCAGAAGACAAAAAAGAAGTTGAGATAATCCAAGTTCCTACACAGACAGCTTCGGCATTCAAGCTCCCAGACGGAAGAGTGCTTAACTTTGACGAATATCTCACTTGGATTGGAAACATTCTCATAAAACTTGAAAAAGTTTGGAGCAAATAATGATTAAAGGATACATAAGCCAGGCAGACCAGATGGTAGAAGTAACAATAGCAGGAGATGGACTGAAATTCATGGACATCACGAATGACGATTTGATAATGCCTAATTTTGTCTATCTCAAGGTCATCCAAGAGTTCCCTGACTTGAAGGATGACAAAGACTGGGCAGCAAAGGCATTTGAAAGATTCAAACAGCATTTCCTCAAGATAGAAGGCGAAATGAACAGATTAAAATACATAGTGGCAGAAATGATTAAACAAGGTTACAAGCCAGAATATTACGAAGAAAACGGATTCAGGCGAAGGAGGTTTGAATGAATGAGCTTCAACACGGACTTGAACTCAGTATTGAGTTTTGTTCTTCCGATAGTTGCTCTTTTTCTTTTCATGGTTGCAGCATACGGAGTTGTAAAGCAGATTTCTTTTGGAGAAGCATACAAGGAGATAATGGAAAAAATAAGGGAGGGATTATCTAATGGCAGATGAAGATTTTGATTTAAGCAAATTATCTCCAACGGAGCAGGAAATAGTCAAGGCAGAAGTAGTAAGAGTCTTCGGTTCTGAAAAGATTGGAAATATCCATGAGTTTCTTACAAAAGTAATTCAGGAAGGCGACACGACAAAGTTGGGTTATCTTACAAAGGAAGAAGTCGGCTATCCTCATTTAACTCTCCGTTCTTATAAAAAATTAGCACACATGTCAAAAGAATTTGAACTGCCTGAATTTACAGATTACTTTGACAATCTTGCACACAATGTCGTTGCATCTCCAAGTCTGTCTAAGGAAGGATTCTTACTTCTATTGTCAATCACAGAGAAGAAAAAATCAGAGCTTAAGATTCCAGGGCAGAAGAAAGAGAACAAGGGATGGTTTGGAAGCAAGAATACTCCAGAAACAGCAGGAGATAATTTATGATAGTTGAAAGGAGGAGATATTGATGGCAGAAGAAAATAAAGAAATCAAGCCAGAAGAAAAAACTCCCCTTCAGAAGATAGATGAAATACATAATCTTTTTGTTCCTGCAGACGATAAAAAGCTGAAGAAGAAGGAGCTTAAAATTCCAAAGATTTCAAAAGGAAAGGCGAAGAAGGGATGGGTAATAGTAGAAAAGATTGATACAAACAGAAATATCAGCTTTGAGAAACAGCAAGTAGCACAGGATATATTCAAGATGAAGGATGGAATTTTACATGCCACAGACGGAAGGGAAATATTCTTCTACAAGAATCTTCCCTTGATTCATCAACCAGCATGGAGAATAAATCCATTTGACCCTGTAACAGAAAAAGGAGAATTGACAAGCAGGAACAATGTCTATGGATTAAAACCAATATTAGCAGAGATAGAATCAGGAAAATATGTTGAGCAGAAGAAAAGAGGAGGATTAGGAGGTATCTGGATGATTATTTTAATCATCGGTGGTGGATACTTGTTAGGTCATTCCCTATTGCATATATTTTGAGCTACGGAAAGGCAAAATGGAATCCTTATGGGGATTTGGAAGGATACAACATAGAAATAAGCATTCGTGATAGTGCAAACAACAAAATTGACCATTACAGAATATACAATGAGAATCAGTATCAAGCAGTCCTGAAGGAAATAAAGAACAAATATGGATTAAAGTATCCTATTGAAATAAAGGAAGTGGAAAAGAAGCAGACTCCTTTAACTATGACTGCAACACAGATTAAGATAGAAGCAGGAATAGAAGAAACGGAAAAGAAAACACAATCTATTTAAAGTTTAAAATACATGTAAATTGATGAAATGGTTTACTATAAAACCAATAGTCAATAAAGCAAACAACCAGATTAATATTTCCCTTCCTAAAAAGGAACTGCCCTCAGAACTATTAAAGGATATTCATACAAATAAAAAGATTGAAATAACATTCAAAGGGAGGAAACTAAAATGAGATTTAAACTTATAGATAATAACGAACCAGCAGATAGGAGAGATTTTTTATTTATATCTGCCATTTGTTTTGTCCTTGCACTTACTGTTCTTGTTGCACCTTTAATTGCTCAACATCTTTCAACTCAGCATATTGTTTATCAATCATTGATTCAAAACCAATGCCTTAAATGATAAATAATAAAACCATGATAATCAATTCAAGCCAGAAGATGAGTTTCTGTGGTTGATACAAATACAGTAGTTAATGCAGCATTTCTATCAGGAGCAGCAGCATCAAATGCAGGAATTACAAGTAGTTCTTCCTCATCTTCAACAGCAGCTACTAATTCAGGATTTAATGCAGCAGGTCAGGCAGTAGTTCAGAATGCTTTTGGAGGTTGGTCTCCAGTTATCAATGGAGTTGTTCAAAATCAATCAGTATTAGGTCCAGTATCTCCAGCTTCAATAAATGTTTCAGGTGGAGGAGGTTATTTCGGCGGAGGTGGTGGGGGCGGAGTTTTTCAATCAACTCCTTTCACTTCTTCTATTCTTGGAGGTTCAGGAGCTTTAAGTGGAAGTCAGGCAGCACAACAAGCAGCACAAAATGCAGGACTTTCAGCTTCTCAATTATCTTCTTACCTTACTTCCCAACAGGCAGCAGCACAATCAGCAGCAAGATTAGCAGCTCAAAGTAACATAGCTGTTGGAGATATATATGTTCCTGGATTAAATATGTATTCTTCAGGAGGAACAAAAGACCAGACAGCAATATTAAGATTTCCAACACCATCAGAACAGAAGAAAATAGATTTAGCAAATGCACAAGGTTCTTTTTCCAACCTTCCTCCAGTTAAATTCTTAAAAGGAGAATATGGATTTCAGCAAAAGACATTGAAAGGAACACCAATAAATCAATCAGCAACAAGCAGTTATGGTCAGCCAACAATCCCTTCAAATTATACTGGCTTTAATGTCTATAAGACAACAGATGACTTATTCCAAAAAGGAAATGAGATATTTACAAAGAATATAAATCCACTTCTTATCAAGGCAGGAGTTAATAAAGAGCTTGTCAATACAAATGTTTCTGTTCCATCAAATCTTCCTGGACAGCTTCTTGTTACTTCCTTTTTCAGCCCTTTGCTAAATACAGGGAGTTATTCACAAGAAGCAGCACAAGAAGTAGCAAATGGAGAACTTAGATATGATTATGTAAAGGGAATATGGGTAAGAGTAAATAAGATAACTGGAGAAGTAACTCCTGCAGTAACAAGAGATAGTGCCTTAGCTGAATTTAAGGCATCTCCAGAAGAAAGACAAATATCTATATTAAAAAAAGCATTTACCCACGAAGGACTTAATCCAGATGCTACCCCAATACAAAAAGTCTATCTTGACCAGCCAAGTTTATTAAAGGATGTAGAAAAAGCAAAATCATTTATGAAAGAAGCTGGATTGACTGAAGAACAAGCAAACAATCTTATATACAAGTTATTTCCAAAATTAAAACCTAAACTTCCTGCAACTGCAATTTCTTCAGACACAATTTTAAATGAGCAAACACAAACACCAGTTGCTCCAGTTTCTTCTGGCTATGAAATTAATGCCGAGATACCAAATACAAGAGGAATAAGCAAAATAACTGCTGCTTCTCAAGTTCCTGCAGAACCTCCTCCACAGAATATCTTAGTCGGAGGAAATCAGCTTTCAACTTCTTATGTAGGAACAAATCAATATGAAAGAACAGCAGGAGGATTATTACCAAAATCTGCAACCAATCTTAAAATCCAAATGAACGAACAAAGTTCAAGTCTTCTTAATCCTGCTTCTTTGTCAATTAGTGAAGGGTTGTCTTCTTTGTCAAATCAGGCAAGTTCCTTAAGTAATCCGTCTGCAAGTCTTTCTTCTTCTGCTTCAGTTTCAAGTTCAGCTTCGGCTTCAAAAAGTGCATCAGAAACATCACAAATTAGTAATTTATTAAATCCAGAATCTTCTCTTTCTATAAATCAACAGGCATCTACTTCTCAAACACAAGAAGAACAGCAGAATCAAAATCAAAGAACAAAGTCAAAGGGATTAAGTCTTCTTCTTCCAAGCAATCTTTTAAACAAAGTAAAAAATATTGTCAAAAAACAAGCTCATATCTACGAAGCTCTGACAATAAGAAAAAAGAAGTTAGTTCCTTTGGGAGATTTCCTTTCTGCTGATGAGGCATTCAAAAAAGGAGAGGAAGTCAGCAGAAGAACTCTTGCTCGTTCTTCTTTGGTTATAGCAAAAGATACAGGGCAATTCATCAAACCTTCTAATCTTCCAAATGACTTCAGGTTCTCTAAAAGAAATCCCTATCAGTTAGTTCAAAGGAAAGCATTGAACAGAGGAACAGGAGAAGTTCCAGAAATTCAGGCAGCAAAAAGAAGCTCTGGAAGAAGATTCACTCCAACTAAATCATTCAAGAAAGGAAGAATATGAACAACAAAGGAGCAAGTATTTTTGTAGTCTTCATGTTTGCAATGTTACTCTTTGCATTTGGATTAGCAATAGCATCTGGATTAAATTCTGCTGTCCAATCTGTCAGAACAACTTGGGGTTGCACGACAAACTTTACTACAATGGATTATGGAAATCAAGTTGGTTGCACAGTATCTGATTTATACTCTCCTTTATTTGTAGCAATCATTTTTGGTATTGCAGGTAGCTTAATAGCAATAAAAATAGGAGGAGCATGAACAATAAGGCACAGGGTTTATTTATGGGATTGGTCTTCGCAGTAGTAATCTGGATAGCTGGAATCCTCTTTCTTCCAATAGTAATAAGTCTTGTTGATACAGGAAGAACAGGGCTTCAATGTTCTTTAGGTTCAATAACAGATGGAACTAAATTAATGTGCTTGATGATGGACGGAGCTATTCCTTACTTGATTTGGACAATTATAAGTCTTTCAATAGGATTAATAATAGAGGGAAGATTAAGATGAAGAAAATAATGTTTGCTTTAGTGTTTGTAATCATTCTACTTAGCATGGTTTCTGCATATACTATGGAATCAAGTTTGACAAACTGGACTAACTTTACTACTCAATCATCAACTTCACAAAGTTTTTCAGGAGTTCAATTCACAGTTATAGGTTCAGGCATTTCTTTTAATACAGTAAATGTTTCCTCAATTAATAATGCTACTTCTGCTTATTTGGTTAATGCAAGTTCAAGTGTTGTTTTGAATAGTGCTTATAACAGAACAGGCAATCTTTTTGTTTTCCCTAAAAATATAAATTTAAACACTTCTGCTTCATACTGGATCCAGTTTGATGCCAATGGTTCAAACTTTAATTATGCAACGGAACCAGTTGCAGGAAGTTTTTATCCAGTTCTTAGTAATGGAATAAATTATACAGGAAGAAACACAGATAACAACCCAACAATTCTTAATGGACTTTTTAGCATAGGGAATCTTACCAATCCTATTTTAGCTGGAGCAATTAGTGTAGCTCTTAATTCTCCTGAAGACAATACACAAACAAATCTTAACTTAACATCTTTCAATGCAACAGAAACACCAAGCACATTTAGTCTTGTCAATGCAACCCTTTACACTTGGTTCAATAATGGAACTTTGTTTAATACTTCTACACAAACAATAACAGGAAGTGTGGCAAATGCGACAAATTGGAGTTTAAACCTGCCAATATATAATAATTATCTTTGGAATGTATTGGGAGTTCAGGGAAATGCAAACGGAACAAACAGTTCTTATGCTCTTAACAATAACACTTTAGTTTTTACTCCTTTGATTACACAGGGAATAACATTCAATCCATTCACTTACGAAACAGCGAGTGAAACATTTTATGCAAATATATCTTCAATATCTATTCCAACAAATGCCTTTTTAATCTACAATTCAAGCACATATCCAGCAAGTATAATAAACATAGCAGGAAATTATTATAATCTTTCCTCAACAATAGACATTCAACCAGGAGTTACAAATAATACTTTCTATTTCAATACAAGCATAAGAGGATTTACAACAACAACAAATTCATCATCTCAGGGAGTCTATAATGCTTCTTTATTAATGACAAGCAGTGCAGCATGTAATTCAGGATGGCTTCCTTATCTTAATCTGACATTCCAGGATGAAATCAATTCAACCATGCTGAATGGAACAATGGGAACTGCAAATGTTACTTATTGGCTTGGAACAGGAACACAGACTAAAAATCTATTAACTTCAAACTCGTCAGGAAACCAATTCTATCAGCTTTGCTTTGCTCCACAAAATAGGACAATAATCACAAATTATAATTTTGAATATGGAGCAACTGGCTATCCTGGAAGAAATATCGTATCAACTAATGTTCCCTTGACAAGCTCAATAACAAATAATGTTCTTTATCTTCTTCAGCAAAGCCAAGGGCAGATAGTTACATTCCAAATGGTCAATTCTGCAACCCAACCTATTTCAGGAGTTTATGGAACAGCATCAAGGGTAATAAATGGAGTTTCAACAGTTATAGGTTCAGGCATTTCAGGAAATGATGGTGGAATTGCTTTCTTTTTGAATCCCTTGTCTCAATATTCTTTCTCTTTCTCTTTAGCAGGATATACTACATTTACGGAAACAATATTCCCAACACAGTCAGGATATACAGTAACATTAAGCTCTACAGCAGGTGGAGGAGCAAATGATTATACAAGGGGAATAACACAGACAATCCAACCTACAATAGGGGAATTGACAAATGGAACTTATTATCTTTTCAACTATTCTGTAGGAAGCACTTATTGGACTCTGCAAAATTTCAGTTTCAGTCTATATGGAAATAATGGAACTTTGATAGGAACACAGTCTTCTACTACTCCTGGAACTCTCACTTTGAATGCTTCCACATCTAATTATACAAGTCTGACAATGTATTATTATTATGGAATCAATGGAACAATAACTAATTCTTCTGTTACTTGGATTATTTCCAATCCTGGAAGCTATGGAATCTTGACATTATTTACTGATTTCAAGAATTATTTGATTGGAGGATTGTTTGGAGCAAATGCCTTCGCAGTTGCTTTAATTATTTACTTGGTAATCTTCATTTCAACAGGTTTAATCGCCTGGAAGGTAGGATACACAGCTCCAGGAACAGTTATAGCAGTCTTTACAGGGTTAGTCATCATATTTGATGTGGCCTTAGGATTTGATAGTGTAATGAATCCAGCAAATGCAGTTCCTTACTTCCCAAGCATATTCATGTTAATCTTAGCTATAGCAGGGATACTAAGAGATAATCAAAGATGAAGATAGTCTGGAATTACATATTTATTCTGACAGGAACAGCAATCTTGCTTCAGTTAGCAGGAATACAGATAGGTGGATTGACTCAATTATTCAATCTTATAGGTATAACATTCAATCAGTCAGCAATTAAGTCAATCAGTTCAAATCCAAGTTTCTGGAATGCAATCTTTGGTTCAGGAATAGGAATATTAATAGGTGTAGGAATAGGAGTCATAATAGGATTCTTCACAAGAGCAACTCCTGAAAACTTTATTATACTTCCATTCATAACAGGAACTTTAACAATTTATGTTTCAGCAATATACTCAATAATAACATACAGCACTTCTTTCGGATGGGTAGGAGTTGTAATAGCTGCGATACTTCTTCCTTATGCTATCAGCTTGATTGCTGCTTTGGTAGATTATTTTCGCGGTGGAGATTTTTGAAAAATGGAACAAAAAAAGAAAATAATATCTGAAGAAACGAGAAAAAAGATTAGCGAAGCCCTTAAAGGAAAAAAGTATCCAAGAGAATTGTATCCAAATCGTTCTACAACAGGAAAGAAATATAAATGGAAAGTAAAAGATTTTATTCCTAAAAATTTAAATGTATTCATAGAAAGTGGAAAGAATACAAGATTCAATAAAAATATTATTCCTTGGAATAAAGGATTAACAAAAGAAACAGATGAAAGAGTGAAAAAATATAGTGAAAATTTAAAAGAAATAGCTAAAACAGGAATATTTATTCCAAATTCTCCATTCACTAAAGGGCATAAGTCTTATACTCCAGAACATCTTTCTGAAGAACAGAAGAGAAAGATAGGAATTAAGAATAAAGAACATAGAAAATATCAGGTATTTCCTATTAAGGACACTTCAATAGAACTAAAAATACAATCATTCCTTAAGCAGTTAGGCATAGAATACATTGCTCATGGATATATGCACATTGAACATGGTTATCAATGCGACATTCTTATCCCTTCAACTAAAACAATAATAGAATGTGATGGAAACTACTGGCACAAATATCCTAATGGAACAGAGATAGACCATATTAGGACAAAAGAATTAATAGAAAAAGGTTATAGAGTAATAAGATTATGGGAGCATGAGATTAAGAAAATGGACTTAAATCAATTTCAGGGGAAAATTTTATGAGTATCACATACATAAACCCACTTAATTTATACACAATCTTCGTAACCTACTTAGCAGGAAACCTGACTGTCTTTATTTTCTTGGCAATGATAGGAATAAGTCTATTAGCAGGAAGATTCAGGATGCCTGACAGGGTATTCATGAGTTTAATCGCTTTGTTTGGAATAATAATGAGTCAGTATCTTGGTGGCTTGTATGCCTTAATGATAGTAGTAGCAGGACTTGTAATATATTATCAACTCGCAAAGGAGGTAAAATACTAATGGGAATCAGTGAATTTTTATCCAGTTGGAGAGAGAAACGAGCAGAAAGAAAGGAATATGAGAAGCAGCTTGAAGACCATCAACATGCAGAAAAGCATCTTGAACAGAAAAAGAAGACTCCCATGGAAAGGGAACTGGAGAAATACAAGGAACAGGACAGGCAGAAGCAGATTACAGATGAGGTATTAAAGAGAAGAAGAGAAAAGAAGTATGAGATAGAGATGAGAAACACTCCCATAAACATAAAGCCGATTTTCAGGGATGAGAAGAACAGGAATCTCTTTAATTCAGAAAATGTATTCACAAAGAAACTTCCAAGACCTAAGATAAATCCATTCAAGGGAAAAAACATATTCATTGAAAGGAGGAAAAAATAACATGGGAATATTAGACACAATTCCAGCACTTCAATCTACTGCTTTAGTAGCTAAAAATGTAAAGGAAGTAAAAACGGAAATTAAGCCATCAAAGAAACCGCAAAAGTCAAACTTTGTAAAAAGTGCAGTAAGGAATATAGTTGGAGTAAATCTTATAGGAGCAACTGCTAATGCAATAAAATCAGCAAATTTGAATGTATAAAATGACGAAAGAAAACAAATTTATCAAAGGATACGGAAAAGCAATAGGAAAAATAAATATTTCAACTCCAAAATATAAAGAGACAAAGAAGTCAGGTGGAAATTTCCTACTTCAATACTCCAAAGGAATCAATACTAAACTGCAGAAGAGGGTAAGATGAAAGGAGGTGTAAAATGAGCAAATACTGGATACAGAAGGCATTAGCCAAGCACGAGAAGGGAGCTTTGCACAGGGAGTTGGGAATACCAAAAGGCAAGATAATTCCAAATAAGGAGCTGAAAAAGATAGAACATGCTCCTTTGGGAACAAGAGTAGAAGGGCATAAGGTTACACATCTCCTGAAAGAAAGGGCAACATTGGCAGAGACATTGAGGAAGTTCCACAAGAAATAGAGGAGGTATAATAATGGCAAAAAAGGGAAAGAGAAGCAAAAAGAAGATAGTAACTTTGTAGTGGCTACATCCATAATATTTAAATAGTTGTAGTGCCTAATTAAATTGGTCTTCAGCTGGGTTAAATCCCAGCTCTCATACTCATTTTCTTAGTTACCACTTGATAGTTAATAGTGTTCACTAAGCTAACCTTCATGCACACAGAAAAGCTTAAATAGTTACTTACTTACTATATTTCATGAAGACCATAAACGAAACATTCACGGATGATGAATTTAATTCTCTGTTGAAATTGAAGAAGGATTTGTCTTGGCATGATTTTATTCTATCATTAATTCAAGAACAAAATGGAAGACCAAAAACTAATAAAAATAATTGAACAGCTGAAAGAAGTAAGAACACAGACAAAAAGCAAAGTCCCAGATGAAACATTGTTTGATGCAGCAGTAAGAATTTATAACTCAGAAGAAATTGAGAATCATAGGCAGGGGAATAAAACTTTTTCACCAAAGGTTGCTTACCCAAAAATCCATACTGTTTTTTCGGATTCCCCTGCTACTTCTGCTCCAATAAAAGAAAATATAGACTTAGCAACTCCAAACCAATTATCTGCCTTGAAGAAGATGGGCTATGACAAGGATACTTCTAAATTAACCAAATATCAGGCATGGGTTTTAATAAAGGGAGGCAAGAAATCATGGAAGACAATGGCATCTTCGTAGAATCACAAGAAGAGTTAGAGAAGATAAGCTGGAATTTGTTGTTAAGGAGGGAGGAAGAATGAGAGTTGAAAAAGTATTAAGTTGGATAGGAATATACAAAGAACAAGGTAAATGGAATATAGATTTTAGACAAGTTTATTCAATAATTGGAATACTTTTTTTAATTGGATTAGGTTCTGATGCTTATTTATCTCAACCTATTTTCTGGGATAATTGGGGAATAACAAGTCCTTACATTACAAAGTTTATGATTATCTTTATGTTTTTTATAGTTGGTTATTACATTTGGGGATATTTAAGATTATTAAATAGAGTAAATAAATTGGAGAAAAAATGACAACCTATGAAGCAGTAGAAGAAGTATTGGAAGAGAACGAAAAGGCCAGAGATGACGATTTTCTCCTATGTGTTCATGTTTATCTCAAGCTCGGCTTCGCCCACAGAATCCCATTAGGCATAGTCATTCATTATGACAAGATAGAGTTTGCCCCTGCCTTTGAAACTATTACAAGATGCAGAAGACTGATACAAAATAGAGAGAAACGATTAAGAGCAACACCTGAAACAGAATTAAGAAGACTAAACAGGGAGATTGAACTGCATACATACTTCTCAAGCAAATCAACTAAATTAGATAGCTTTCCAGGAAGCTGGATGTTAGGATGACAGCACAAAAAGCTAAAGATACAGAATCGTTTTTTAGAGAAATACAATTAAGAGGAATGATAGCAAAGCAAAGTCCTTTTTATTGGATAAGATATAAGATTTATAGGATAAAAGAATATCTATATTATTATTTAACATGACACAAAAACAAACAAAACAAACAGAGGAGAGCAAAGAATGAAAACTAAAAAAGAAATACTAAAGATGACTGACTGGATGGATCTTGAAGGATACTGCAACAAGTCATATTACACTGCATTGAGCTACACGAAGAATTCAATATTCATTCACATTGGGCCTTATGCCGCAAAAAAGATGGATGTGCTGCCTAAAGTAAGGGAAATAATCACAATCGCAAAGGAGGTGCAATACAAATGAACAAAAAAGGATCTATTCTTAGCAAATTTATTGTTACAGTTCTGATTCTTCTTGCTTTGGCTATTCTTATCTTTGGTATTCCATACAAGACAGTTGTCAATGGAACGCATACAGGAATAATCACTGCAGTTGAAACAACAGGAATTTTCTTCAAGACAGTGACTGTTTATGTTAAGACATCTGCCTTCTCTTCTCAGGAAGACCAATATTGCCTGAAAAATCAATCATTGATTCCAATGCTGCAGCAATATGAGACTTCTGCTGAGAATGTCACAGTAACTTTTGACAGCTATCTTTGGAATGGATATTTACATTGCGGAGACGAGTCGGCAGTTGTAACAGGAGTGTTGAAATAAAATGCCAGAAGGAATAAAGATACGCGCTGTATCTAAGAAAGCTAAAAGGAAAAAGAAAAGATTAGTTAGACTAACCCTATTTTTGAGAAGATGGATGCCTCCTTTACATATGATTGAGCCATTTATGCTAATCCTTGCATTTGTAATTGTCACACCAACTCTTTTAGGAACTCCCTTTGCATGGCTCTTTGCTTTATGCGCCTTTGAAGTTGCAATGAGGGTTGTAACAAGTGATCTTGAAGAAATATTCAAAGATGAAATAAAAACAGAAGATATGATTGAAGAAAATAATATCCAAATCTCTCACCTGCAAAGCGATATAAAAAGATTGAGAAGAAAGATGAAAAGGCAGAAGAAGCTCAACAAACAATTAGAAAAACTGAAAGGAGGCTTCTCCAGAGGCAGAATTAAGAAGATTAAATCATGAGGTTGAATTGCACACATATTTCTCAAGTAAATCTGCTCGGATAGACACATTTCCGAATAGCTGGATGAGTCCATGACACAAACAACTAACCAACCAAATCCCTATAAACAACTAAGAAAAGAAATCATACAAATATATTATGAACTTGGAAAAACCTTAGAAAAAGTTGATAGGATATTAAAAAGATTACAGAACGAAACACAATGACAACACAAAAACAAACAAAACAAACAGAGGAGAGCAAAGAATGAAAACTAAAAAAGAAATACTAAAGATGACTGAAAAAGAACTTCAAGATTATAAATGGAGTTCTGATTTAGATATTAAAGAAGAGAAGAAAGAAACTAACTCTGACTGCTCTGACTGCTTTAACTGCTCTAACTGCAGAAACATAAAAACATATTCGAAGTTTATGATATGCAATGTTCAGCTTACAGAAAAAGAATACAGAAAGAAGATGAAGGAGTTGAAGAATGAAAACTAAAATAACTGAAACAGAAACAGAATACATAGTTAACGGCGACTTGATACTTACAGAAGATTTCAAGATTTCAAAGCATCTCATAGTTCATGGAGATGTTGAAGGAAAAGACGGCGAGAGATTTAACATAAATGCACGGAACATAGATGCAGGGAACATAAATGCATGGAACATAGATGCAAGGAACATAGATGCAAGGAACATAAATGCATGGAACATAGATGCAAGGAACATAAATGCATTGGACATAAATGCATGGAACATAGATGCATGGAACATAGATGCAAGGAACATAATCTGCGAAACTCGTGTTAAGAAAGATAAGAAATGCAAAACAATAGCGAGAATTTACATTAAAAATAGAAGCAAAATAAAGAGGAAAGAACATGACGACTGAAACAGAAACAGAATACATAGTTAACGGCGACTTGATACTTGAAGAAGATTTCAAGATTTCGAAAAATCTCATAGTTCACGGAAATATTAAAGGGAAAGACGGCGAGAGATTTAACATAGATGCATTAGACATAGATGCATGGAACATAGATGCAAGGAACATAGATGCAAGGAACATAAATGCAAGGAACATAAATGCAGGGGACATAAATGCATGGGACATAAATGCAGGGGACATAGATGCAGGGGACATAAATGCAGGGAACATAAATGCATGGAACATAAATGCATTAGACATAATCTGCGAAACTCGTATTAAGAAGTTAAAGGAATGCAAAACAAAGGCGAGAATTTACATTAAAAATAAAAACAAAATAGAGAGGAAAGAATATGACGACTAAAACAGAAATCTGCTCGTGTGGGCATGAAAGAAAAGAACATAAAAATGATTATTATATGATGGGTTCTCAAAAGATAGTTGAAGAAGATGTATGTTGGCATAAAGAAGGTAATTATTATAATTGCTCCTGTAAAAAGTTCACACCTCAAACTCCCGAAGACAAAAAGCCAAAAGTATTTATTGAAAGAGCAGAGCCATTAACAATAGAAGGAATAAGAGCAATTTGTATGAATGATGAAGATTATGCTAAATATAGAAAGGACAAAACTTCGGGGGATTTTTGTTTGAGTGATAAGATTTTGAGTAGAGTAAATCAAGTTAATGAACATTTTAAAGAATTAGATAAAAGGAAATTACCTTATGATATTAGAGAAAGAGCATTAATGACTTCTCTACCTTTGGTTATTCAAAATGATGTAAAAGAATTCGTGCGGAGATTGAAGTCTAAATTTAAAGATGGATGTGGAATGGGTTTTACTTGGAATGACCAAGATGCCACTTGTGGAGATGATTTTGAATATGAAGGTAAGATTAAAGTTATCTTATGTTCTACTTGTCTTGAAAAGATAAAAGAAATAGACAAACTGTGTGGTTCAAAATTATCAGGAGAAAAAGATGCCTAAGAAAGGATATATCAAAACAGAAGAGCATAGAAAGAAACTAAGTAATTCTATTTTAGAATCTGATAAGGGTTTTCAGAAAGGACATCAGACTTGGAACAAACAAGGGAAAGGCAGACTTAAAAGAAAGTTCAAGAGAGTAGAAGGCAAGATGATACTTAACTCTCATCACGTTTGGCTTATGCACAATAATCTAAAGACTATACCTAAAGGGTATATAATTCATCACAAAGACCTAAACTCTATGAATGATGACATCTCTAATCTTATCTTAATGACTGATATTGACCATAAGAAATTGCATGGAGAGTTAGATAGAAAACGATTTATGGCGGAGGAAAAATTAATATGATTAGAACTGAAATTTGTGGGTGTAAATATCTTTTGGATATAGATGGAACTAAAACTTTCGTAGCATTTTGTAAAGAACATTCTTTTCTTAATTTTGGAAGGCATCCAAATCAAATAAAACCAATTGTAAAATCGGGGGAAAAATTAAGCAAATGACACAAAAACAAATAAAACAAGAACTTAAGAGAAAGGTTGAAGAAAGAGATTGGATAATAATAGCATTAGTAATATTATGGTTTTTAACTTTAGCTTTTTTTAATATGGGTTTATGGTAAAATGACATACTCCCATACCCTAAAGGGTAGGGTATCTTAAAGAAAATGGAACTAAAGCAATTTATAAAACAAATACCAACACCAGAAGAAACACTTGTTGATTATGATAAAAAGATAGCCGAACAAAAAGCTGAATATTATAGAAAGAACAAAGACAAGATAGCCGAATATCGTAGAAAGAACAAAGACAAGATAGCCGAATATTTAGCTGAATATTATAGAAAGAACAAAGACAAGATAGCCGAATATTTAGCTGAATATTATAGAAAGAACAAAGACAAGATAGCCGAATATCGTAGAAAGAACAAAGACAAGATAGCCGAACAAAAAGCTGAATATTATAGAA